AAGTAATTTTACAACAACAGAATTAGAAAAAGTTTATGAAATTTTAACAGTTCCTACAGTTGACAAGTTTACAGTTAAAGCAGTAAGCGCTGAAACAGGTACGGGTATGACTGCAGCAGGAGCTGCTACGGTTAATCCTTATGTTCAAGTTGGACCTACGACACAGACAACAGGTTATGGTTGGGGAACATCTTCTTGGGGCGCTGAGACTTGGGGAACGGAAAGATCTACAAGTAGTGTAACTCTGGATCCAGGAATCTGGAGTCTAGATAATTATGGACAAATATTAATTGCAACTATTCATAATGGTAAAACATTTACATGGAATGCCGGAGCAGCAACTCCAAGAGGAAATAGAGCAACTATAATGACAGGAGCGCCTACAGCATCAAGATTTACTTTAGTATCTGATAGAGATAGACATGTATTTCATTTTGGAACAGAAACAACTATTGGAGATCCAAGTACTCAAGATCCAATGTTTATAAGATTTTCTAATCAAGAAGATTATAGTGTTTATGAACCTACAGCAACTAATACTGCAGGTACGTTTAGATTAGATATTGGTAATGAAATAAGAGGAGTGGTTCAAGGTAAAGATTATGTACTGGTAATAACCGATAGTACAGCTTATGTTATTCAATTTGTAGGACCTCCATTTACTTTTTCAGTTAGACAAGTAGGTACGAACTGTGGATTAATTGGTCAACATGCATTAAGTTATTCAAATGGTATTGTTTTTTGGATGTCTGGTGAAGGTGGATTTTTTGCATTTGATGGTACAGTTAAAGCCATACCTTGTTCAGTTGAAGATTTTGTATTTACAACAAATGGTAATAATTTAGGTGTAAATTATAATTCAGGTCAAGTAGTTTATGCACAACACAATTCATTATATAATGAGGTAAGTTGGTTTTATCCTAAATCAGGGTCGGATCAAATTGATAGATGTGTTACATATAATTTTGCAGAAAATTGTTGGACAACAAGCTCACTAGCAAGAACTACATATGTAGATCAGGGTGTATTTAATTTACCTTATGCTACAGATTATGACGACAGTGCTACACCTGTATTTCCAGAAATTTTAGGAATTACAAATCTATATGGATCTTCAATTTATTATGCTCACGAAACTGGAGCTGATCAAGTTAATAGCAGTGGTACAACTTCTATTGATGCTTTCATTCTATCTGGAGATTATGACATAACTGCCAGAATGAGTATGCAAGGTAAGGCAACAGGCGCAGTAGATTTTAGAGGAGATGGTGAATATATGATGGCGGTTAGAAGATTTATACCTGACTATAAATTTTTAACAGGAAATTCAAAAGTAACTATATTTGTTAATGATTATCCAAGTCAAACAGCTACAAGTTCACCTCTTGGACCCTTTACAATTACTTCATCTACGACTAAAGTAGATACACGTGCTAGAGGAAGATTAGTATCTATTAAAATATCAAATGATGCTGTGGGTGAAACATGGCGTTATGGTACACTAAGATTAGATGCACAACCAGATGGTAGAAGATAATGGCTAAAATAACTACATACATACCTGAACCTAAACAAGAATATGAAGTAGAAAATCAAAGACAAATTTTAGAGTCTTTAGTTACTTTAAGAGATCAGCTTAATTTTTCATTTCAAAACGATTTAAAAGAAGAACAAGATACATATAATTATTTTTTATCCTAATGACTATACAATATAAAAACGAAACTTTTAATTTAACAACTACTAATATAACAACGGTTTTGACTATCTCTACTTCTGCTGTGGCAATAGTTAAGACGGTTCAAGCAGTACATGATACTGCTAGTTCTGTTGACACTGATTTATTTATTAGAAAAAACGGAGCAGGTGCAGATGTTCAAATATCACATGAGTCAATAAATAAAGAAACAGTAGATATGTTAAAAAACACCTTGAATTTAGAAGCTGGAGATGCTATAAAAATGCAAGCATCAACTGCTGATGAGATTACAGGTATTATCAGTTATGCTTTAATAGATAGGTCACAACAGAATGGATAAAGATATACCAAAAATAGATTGCACAACAATAACAACCTATAGAAATACTAAGACAGGAGAAAAGTTTAAAGATAAAGTAGAAGGACCTAATATTGTAGCAGATGTTACAGTTCAAGTTACTAATAAAGGTCTTGAAGTATTTCAGAAAGTAATGAACCAAAAAAATGACAAACCAAAATCCTAGAGGCGGAACAGAATTACAATTTGAATATTTAAGAAAACACGTTGATCCTAAGTTATTAGATCAAGTTGAAATTTGTACATCGGTACCGGAGAAAACCCCCTTACATCCCACAAAGTTAAATATACTTTGGGAAAAAAATTCATATGATCAACCCAATTTAGTACCTTGGTTTAAAGATAAATCTAACCATCATAAATATGATTGGTATGTATTTAATTCTAATTGGAGTTATGAAAAATTTACACAAGCATTTGGTTTACCTACAGAAAAATGTGTAGTTATAAAAAATGGTATTGAAAATATTAATCCAGTTGAGTCTTCTTATCAAAAAGGTCAACCTATAAAAATTATACATCAATGTACTCCATGGAGAGGTTTATCTGTATTGTTAGGTGCTATGCAACTAGTTAAGAATCCATTAATTAGTTTAGATGTTTATTCTTCTTGTGAAGTATATGGAAAAGATTTTGCAGAGTCTAATGATAAACACTATCAAGCTTTATATGAACAAGCTAAAAAACTTCCTAATGTAAATTATATTGGTTATAAACCTAACGAATATATTAAAGAACATTTAAAAGATTATAGATTATTTGTGTATCCAAGTATCTGGGAAGAGACATTTTGTATCTCAGCGTTAGAGGCTATGGCCGCAGGTCTATATTGTATAACAACTAATTATGGAGCTCTATTTGAAACCTGTTCTGAGTTCCCAATGTATATTCCTTATTCTAATGACTATAAATCTTTAGCACAAAAATTTGCATCAGGTATAGAGGTAGCAGCTCAATCGCTTGAGGTATCCGGCATCCAGGATCATTTAGATTTACAAAAGAAATTTGTAAATAGATTTTATGATTGGAAAGTTAAAGGCGCATCATGGACAAGATTTTTACAAGGAGCAATCAATGAAAAATAATGAACCTATCTGGTTTAATTCAGATAAAACTACAGAGGCCAACGAAGATACTTATCAAACTATTAAACATAATACAGTAAATTCAAATTACAGAGAAGTAAATTTAGGATCTAATAAACCTAAAGCTAAAATAATGGTATGTACTCCATGTCATAGTGATGTATCTATGCATTATACTCAAGCAGTTTTGAAGTTTCAAATGGAGTGTATGAAACAAAATATATTAGTTAGTTTTAGTTTATTAAAATCATCTTTAGTTACACAAGGTAGAAATCTATGTGTAGCAGAATTTTTAAATCATGAAGATCATTATGATTACTTATTATTTATAGATTCAGATATTGATTTTCAATCAAATACTATATTTAAAATGATAGGTGCAGATAAAGATGTTATTTCTTGTCCTTATCCAATGAAGACATTTGATGTTGATAAGATGTGGAGAAAAATAAAAGAAACAGATAAGGTTAAAAATAAAGATGATTTACTTCATTCAGGATATATATATCCAATTAAATTAGATTTAAAAAAAGATGAATTAACTATGAAACATGGTGTTATTGAAGTAACGCATGCCCCAACAGGATGTATGTTAATTAAAAGAGAAACTATTGAAAAAATGATAGAACATCATCCAGAATTAGAAATCAATCAACCTACGTTTGTTAATGGTGAAGAGACTAGAAAGAAAAATTTTTACAATTTATTTGATACTTTACATGATCCAAAAACTAAAAGATATTTTGGAGAAGACTTTGGTTTCTGTCAAAGATGGACAGATATGGGAGGTAAGGTACACATCTATGCATTAGATAAGATTACTCATGTAGGTGATCACCAATATTGTGGTCGATTTTATGATATGTTATCTGCCTCAAAACCTATTGACGACAGCATAAAAATCAAATAAAGTATTATATTACAGGAATTCTACGCCTGCTTTAAACTAGTTTAACTATAAAATTATGGCAATATCACGTATGCAAAACCCAAGACAACTCTATAATAAAGGTGGAATCATGAACGTTTCCCCCAGACAACAATACGGTTTAGGTAGCTTTGTAAAGAAAGCTGTTAAAGGCGTTACAGGTGCTGTTAAAAAAATAGCAAAATCAGATTTAGGTAAAGCTGCATTAATAGGAGCAGCTGGTTTTGGAATTCCAGGAACTTCTTTTGGAGGTTTATTTGGCAGAGCTGGTTTTGGTGGAGCGGCTACAGGTTTATTTGGTAAAGCAGGTATTGGTGCAACACTTAGTGGATTAACGGGAGCCTCAACAGTTTCAAATTTTTTAGGTGGTGAAAAAACATTAGGTAAAACTTTAGGAGTTATGGCAGGTGGTTCTTTATTAGGTGGTCTTTTAGCAAAAGCAGAAGCTGGTGATGAAGAAGCGATAGCCGCAACTACAGATGTAAATGCATTAAGAACTTATTTAGATAGTGGTTATAGAAATTTAGGATACAAAGAAGATGAGATTCCTGCATTAGTAGAAGAAGGTGTTTCTGAATATACTTCATCTCAAGGAGCTTATGCTACGGGCGGAAGAGTAGGTGCTATGTATGGTGGTAGAATGAAATTAGAAGACGGTACTTTAGATCCAAGAATTCGTGAAATAGTA